ATGCGAGAAGCATATGGTATTGAATTCGGTACAAATTTTCTCTATGGTGGCGGAAGGAGCCATCAGATGGAGGGAATGATTCCAGCCGAAGCAGCAAAATTCTTGAATACCTATGGTATTGCGCCATATAAAAACGATCGTGGCGAAAGAGAGGTTATGGATGTAATCTACTATTATCGCCAAAATCGTGTTGCATTGGAAAAAGTAGCTGCTCCTTTTAAAGGAGCTATTTATGGCAGAGCTTATACGGTTAACGACATTAAATCCGCCTTGTATGCCGGATATGGAGTTGCCGCATGCTTTGCTATAAGCCAGTGGAATCCGAATAGCAAGGGTATCTGGCCTTGTACTCAATCTACGTATGGCTACCATGAAATGCGAGTTTTCGGTTGGGATGTTATCAACGGCACGGAATATGCCTGCGTTCAAAACTCGTGGGGTTCCAGATGGGGAAAGAGGGGCGAGTGCTTCATTAGTTGGGAAGATGTACTGCGTGTTGGCGACATCCTGGTGATTCAGCCAGTCAGAGATAAAGAGCAAGAAATTCAAAATGGAGTAGAGATTCGTCGAACTTTGCGAAAAGGCATGAGAGATGAAGACGGTTATACCGATGTTTCTCAGCTTCAGAATTGGCTCAATGCACACAATTACGATTGCGGTGCGGCTGATGGTATATTTGGAAGTAAAACAAGAAATGCAGTAAAAGCTTTGCAGCGTGACAATGCTCTTGATGACGACGGAATTGTTGGACCTAAAACTTGGAGGATAATCGATGGAAATTAAACTCGATATGCCTTATATGAAAGGCGAAGAAGTAAAACATATTCAGGAGCGTCTTGTAATTCATGGCTATAAGGTCTCCGTTGACGAAATATACGGACCCAAGTCAGCCAAAGCAGTAGAGAAGTTCCAAAAGGCTAATGGACTACCTGTTACTGGTATTGTAGATGACGCTACGATGGCCGCGCTTAATACTCTTGATAAGCGTATGGAAATTAAATTGGATAATCCTTATATGAGGGGCGAGGAAGTGAAACACGTTCAGGAGCGCCTTATAGTTCATGGCTATAAGGTTTCTACAGATGGAGTATATGGCCCCAAGTCAGCAAAAGCAGTAGAGAAATTCCAGAAGGATAAAGGATTTCCTACTACTGGTATTGTGGATGACATAACTATGGATGCTCTGAATATGACTCCGGATGTTTCTAAACTCGTATATGACGATGAGCTCATTAATGACGCCACCTGTTGGCTGAGAATGATGGTCGGTGACGAGTATATTATCGGTGCTCAGGGACACGAAGTAACCGCAGATTATGTAAATGCGAGAGCGAAAGATAGACCTGGGTATTTTACCGGTGGTCGAAAGAATTGGATGCTGGCAGAAGTTTCGAGGGCCAATTCCCTTGGACGTCATATATATGCCGAAGATTGTTCTGGTTTGTTTATGAAGCTGAATGAGATGATCGGGCTTATCGATATTAATGGCGATGGAGTAGTCAATCGTAAGGATGATACTACTGCTAATGGAATGTTTAAAAACTTCTGCAAGCAGATAACCGCCAACGAAGTTCGTCCCTTGGACATTTTCTTTAGGGTTGATGCAACAGGTAAGGCTGTTCATATGGCAGTTCTTGGTTCTGATGGTCTTTATGAAGCCGCTGGCACCGCTTATGGTGTGGTATTCCGTCCGTTTCCCGATATTTGGAGTCGCAAGACTTACAATAGAATGACGGGTAAAATCGATAATCTTAAGAAGTGGACCCATTACGGAAGGCTGAAAATCTTCATTTCATGATCCCTATAAATGACGAAAGGAGGCGGTTATTGTGAAAAAAGTAACTTCTGAAAAAAAGTCTGAGACTAAATTCAAACCAGCTTTGACTCCAGAAGCCAGAGAAAATCAGCTGATATTTCTTGCTACTGATTTGGCTGAACAACAGCTTAGGAATGGAACCGCCTCCACGCAGGTGATAGCTCATTATTTGAGATTGGGGACGGAAAGAGAGCGGTTGGAAAGGGCTAAACTTGAAAAAGAGGTAGCATTGCTTGACGCTAAGAAACATGCTTATGAATCAGCTACAGAGATGAAAGAAATGTATCTCGAGGCTCTAGCAGCTATGAAAGAATATAGTGGGCGGGACGATTCGGATGATGATGAAGTCTTATAATGAACTAATAACAATACCAACTTTTGAGGAACGTTTTCGTTATCTTAAAGTCTATGGGGTTATTGGCAATCAAACTTTTGGACATGATAGGTATTTAAATCAAAAGCTTTATACATTAAGTGAATGGAAACGAGTAAGAGATAAGGTAATATTACGCGATAACGGCTGTGATTTGGGATGCGAGGGATTTGAGATTTACAGTAAAATTATTATTCATCACATTAATCCGATAACAGTCGAAGACATAGTTGCGTGTAACCCTTGCGTTTTTGATTTGAATAATCTTATTACAACTTCACACAACACACACAACGCAATACATTACGGCGATGAAAAATTGTTGATAGTCGCACAAATCGAACGAAAACAATATGATACATGCCCTTGGCGGCATTGATGGAGGAAATAATGTCTCGAAATAATCGAAATTACGACAAACCTCATGCTATTGAAAAAACTCCTATTAAATCTTTTGTTATGGTTACATGCGAAAGGCTTAATCTTCGTGAATTTCCCTGCGCCGAAAGTAAAATTCTTTGCGTATTGGAGAAAGGCACCCGACTAGAATTGATCGGGGAAGCGAATTCGGTCTTTTTCGAGGTGGCCAATAGTTATGGTGTTAAAGGCTACTGTATGAAAGATTTTGTGGAACTATCGTCTTAAAGGAGAAAAAATCAAAATGGATAGCATACTAATATCAGTAAAGAAATTGGTAGGCATATCGCAGGAGGATACATCTTTTGATACCGACCTGATTATTAATATTAATTCGGTTTTTATGATTCTTAAGCAGCTTGGAGTTGGTCCGAAAGATGGATTTAGCATTACAAGCGATTTGGATACCTGGAACGACTTCCTTGCAGACGGCTCGAATCTTGCAGCTGTTAAGAGTTATATGTATGCTAAAGTTAGGCTTCTATTTGATCCTCCAACCATAGCATCCGTGCTCGAATCATTAAAAGCGCAGATCGTCGAATTCGAATGGAGACTTATGGTAGAAGCTGATCCTCCGCTAATTAATAATGGAGGTGATTAATCATGAAAAACGAACTGTATCATCATGGTATTCTCGGTATGAAGTGGGGTATAAGACGTTATCAGAATAAAGATGGCACTTATACTCCGGCCGGTAAGAAACGCAGACGAGATCGAACTAGTAATTGGAGCGATGACGCAAAGGCGGTCGACCAATTGAAGCGGAAATCTATCAATGAAATGTCGAATGCGGAATTACGAAAATTAACCGAAAGAGCGCAACTTGAACAGAATTATAAGAAACTCAATCCGAATGCGATTAAAAAAGGTTGGAAATATGTTGTTCTTGGCGCAGGGGTTATGGGCACGGCACTAAGTATTTACAATAATAGTAACCAACTTGTTACCGTTGGTAAAATCGTTGGAAATGGTATTGCGAATGCTATTGGAAATCAACTCATTAAAGAACTTAACCGTAATGGATTGTGATATTTTCGAATAGGAGGGGACGAACAGCATGACTAATGAACTCTACCATCACGGTATTCTTGGCATGAAGTGGGGTATAAGACGTTATCAGAATGAAGATGGTTCTTTAACTCCTTCTGGGAAGAAAAGATATGGCCGTGAATATGAAAGAACGTCTCAAAAGGTAATGAAAAAACTCAATAAAAATGCTAATCGAATTCACCTTAATGCTTATAATAAGGCTGCCGATGAGGCTAATAATGGCGGCATAGAAGCATTTAACGCTCAACAAGAAAAAAAGTACGGAAAGAACTTTTTTAAGCGTGATGCTTATGTGGAAGACTATAATAAATGGTTCAATGAACGGTTTGATGCCAACTTGAATAAGCTTTTGCTGGATTTCTATAGTAATGATAAAGATTTCCAAAAGGCCCAGAGCTTGGTAGATAGATATAACATGACCGAATGGAACGAACTTGCTAAAAACAATACCAAAATCATAAACGAGTTGAAACGTTCTCTAAACAAATAGAAAGTTATTAAGATTATGGCACTATCAAATACAGCTACTCCAAAATACTACGGTATGTTTCGTGATGCTGTAATACGAGGAGAGATACCCGTTAATCGCGAAATTTCAATGGAGATGAATCGTATTGACGATCTAATCGCTAATCCCGGCGTTTATTACGACGATAAAGCCGTTGAAGGCTGGATTAAATACTGCGAACGTGAGCTTACATTAACTGATGGCTCCGATCTTAGTCTCCTTGATAGTTTTAAACTTTGGGGCGAGCAAGTTTTCGGATGGTTCTATTTTGTAGAACGAAGTGTGTACGAGCCTAATTTGGATGGTCATGGTGGAGGATATGTTAGAAAGCGCATCAAGAAGCGCTTGACTAATAAACAATACTTAATTGTCGGTCGAGGCGCTGCGAAATCATTATATGATTCATGTATTCAGTCGTATTTCGAAAACGTAGATACTACTACAACTTATCAAATTACGACCGCTCCAACGATGAAACAAGCGGACGAAGTCATGTCGCCAATCCGAACAGCTATAATCAGATCTCGTGGTCCACTTTTTAAGTTTTTAACAGAGGGCTCGATACAGAATACAACTGGTCCCAAGGCCAATCGTGTCAAATTAGCATCAACAAAAAAAGGAATCGAGAATTTTCTAACCGGTTCATTGATTGAAATTCGTCCAATGAGTATACCCAAACTCCAGGGTTTGCGTTGTAAAGTTGCAACTGTAGATGAATGGCTCTCTGGCGATATTCGCGAAGATGTAATTGGAGCTATTGAGCAAGGCGCCTCTAAGGTAGATGATTATATCATTATAGCAACGAGTTCAGAAGGTACAGTTCGTAATGGAAGCGGCGATACAATCAAAATGGAGTTGGCAGATATATTAAAAGGCGAATATATTAACCCGCATGTTTCTATTTGGTGGTACAAACTTGATTCTGTAGACGAGGTTGCCAATCCCGAAATGTGGGTTAAAGCCAATCCGAATATTGGAAAGACAGTCAGTTACGAAACATATCAACTCGATGTTGAAAGAGCTGAGAAAGCCCCTGCTACACGAAATGATATTTTAGCAAAACGATTCGGTATTCCGATGGAGGGTTATACCTATTACTTCGCATATGAAGAGACCCTTCCTCATAGAAAACAAAGTTTTTGGAAGATGCCTTGTGCTATGGGTGCTGATTTATCGCAGGGCGATGACTTTTGTGCCTTCGTATTTCTATTTCCATTGGGGAATGGTCGTTTCGGCGTAAAAGTAAGATCATATATTTCATCTCTTACGTTACATAAACTTCCAGGTGCTATGCGAATTAAATATGATCAGTTTATGCAAGAAGGTAGTCTGATCGTTCTTGAGGGAACTGTTTTAGATATGATGGAAGTTTTCGAAGATATTGATAAGCATATTATTGAAGCTGAATATGACGTTCGTTGTTTGGGCTATGACCCGTTTAATGCTAAAGAGTTTATTGAAAGATGGCAATCGGAAAATGGACCATTTGGAATTGAGATGGTTCGTCAAGGAGCTAGGACCGAGACAGTTCCTCTCGGAGAATTGAAGAAATTGTCCGAAGAACGAATGCTTATTTTTGATGAAGAACTTATGTCTTTTGCAATGGGAAATTGTATCACGCTCGAAGATACGAACGGTAATCGTAAACTATTAAAAAGACGTTACGAACAGAAAATAGATCCTGTTTCGGCTATGATGGATGCTTACGTTGCATATAAACTGAATAAGGATGCGTTTGAATAAGGAGGATTCTCATGAATGTTTAAAAATGAACTCTACCATCATGGCATTCTTGGTATGAAGTGGGGCGTTCGACGATATCAGAATCCTGATGGAACGTTAACCGAGTTGGGCCAAAAACGTCTGGAAAAGAAAGATGTTAAATGGGCCAATAAGAACTATAATAACGTTTCTAAAACGCAAAAGAGCGTTTCGAGGGATATGAATAGATATGCTAATCAACTTTTGTCCGAGCCTGGAAGTAGAACATCAAAGGGTAAAATTAGTGCTTCTACAATTAATTCTTATAATCGTAAATTAGCCGAGCTCATGAATGAAAAAGCAACCAACATAACAGCTCCGTCAGGTAGAGCGGTCAGATTTATCGCTAAACGTGGCGAAGTAGGAGTACATATGGCTTTGGCTGATCAAGGTTATAATATTAATCAACTTAAAAACGGCGTTTGGGCTTCTGGTCGAGTTGCATACAGTAAACGAAAAGTTAATATTGCTTAGCAAGGAGATATTTTAAAATGTCTGAAACTATAGGTTCCAGGTTTAAAAATGCTTGGAATGCTTTTTTTAATCGTGATCCCACCCCGATTTTTGATAATTCGGGTAATAGTTCCAGTTATCGCCCGGACAGATATAGGCCGACTAGGGGTAACGAACGATCTATAATTACCGCAATCAATAATCGAATAGCGATTGATGTCGCAGCCATTCCTATACGACATATAAGACTAGATGAAGATGGCGGATATTTAAATACTATTGAGTCGGGTTTGAATAACTGCCTTAATCTCGAAGCAAACATTGATCAGACTGGTAGGGCTTTTCTTCAGGATGTTGTCCTTTCAATGCTCGATGAGGGATGTGTTGCATTGGTCCCAACAGTAACAGATGTTAATCCGGATTATACGGATTCGTATGATATTTATGAGATTCGAACTGGAAAGATTACTGAATGGTATCCGAAACAAGTAAAAGTCGAGGTTTATAATGATAATTCTGGCCGTAAACAGCAAATTCTTCGGCCAAAACGCAAAGTTGCCATTATTGAAAACCCAATGTATTCCGTTATGAATGAGCCTAACTCGACTATGCAGCGTCTTATTAGGAAATTAAAACTTCTCGATGCAGTAGACGAGCAGAGCAGTTCCGGTAAATTAGATCTTATCATTCAGCTCCCTTATGTTGTAAAGACTGAAACACGTCGGCAGCAAGCCGAAAATCGAAGAAAGGAAATCGAAGAACAGTTAACCGGTTCTAAATATGGTATTGCGTATACTGATGGTACTGAGCGAATAACTCAATTGAATCGGGCGGTGGAGAACAATCTTTTGAAGCAGGTTGAATATTTAACGAGCATGCTTTTTAGCCAGTTAGGTATTACACAGACGATATTAGATGGAACCGCCGACGAAAAAACGATATTAAATTATCGCAATCGAATTATCGAGCCAATACTTTCCGCAATTGTCGACGCTATGAAAGTTCGTTTTATTACTAAAACTGCAAGAACTCAGGGGCAGTCGATTTCTTTTTTCATGGAGCCATTCAAACTGGTGCCTGTGTCTGAGATTGCCGAAATAGCGGATAAGTTTACGCGTAATGAAATCATGACTTCAAATGAAATTCGTCAAATTGTCGGTATGAAGCCTTCTCGCGCTCCTCAGGCTGATGAATTGAGGAATAAAAACCTTAATAGGTCGGCCGAAGAGACACCCAAGGTTAAACAACTTGACGGTATTACAAAAGAAAGGATAAACGCGACTTTAAAACAGGAGGAATAATTCAAAATGGTAAAATACGATTTTCACGGTTGTGCAACTCGAAATGATTTGAAATGCTCCGATGGCCGTGTGATACGTAGAGACGCCTTTAAAGACTGTGATGGGAAAATTGTACCGCTGGTTTGGAACCATCGGCATGATGATCCTAGTAACGTTCTTGGTCACGCTTTGTTGAAGAATCAGGAAGATGGTGTTTATGCATATTGCACGTTTAATGAAAGCGAAGCTGGTAAAGC